GGTGTGCACCACTGTGGTGGTGCACCGCTGTGTCCTCATGCTGTGTGCACCGAGGGGTGCACACCCATGCTGGGACCGAGCTCCGCACCTGGAGGTGCGGGGGGCTGGTCCCCCTCGCCAGCTCGGGGGCTGCGGAGGCCCTGTCTGGGCCTCAGACCGTGTCTGACCTGCGGCTTTCCACCGGGTATGACCCCCCGGTGTTAAAGCCGACGCAGCCCCCGAGTGCTGGTCTCCAACCAGCACTCCGTATGCAACCCCCCAGAGCGGAGCCGCTGAGGGCGGCTCAGCTGGGCCTTTCAAGGCCCTCATGCAAAAGCCCGGTCTGGGGGACCGGGCTTTTCGTTCGGCCGCCTGAGGGCGGCTCATGCTGTGGCCTTTGGCCACTCTATGCTGGCGTGGCCTCGGGGGCCTCGGCCACGCCAAGCTGCGCGTAGCGCACACGAATTATCAGCAGTCTATCAGCGCTCGAAAGCCGCTCCGGATTTCCGGGACCTGACCGCTCGTGACCTGCGGGAACGTCATCAGCGCCGCTTCCGGCCCCGGTTGGCCCGCCGTCGCTTGATGCGCCTGTTCCCGCCGACGATCTGCCGTTCTGGGGTGTATACGGTCGGCAGGAAGGTCACGCCTTTGAGGACCGCGTGGCCCTCCGTGCGTCGGGCTATCTCGCGGGATTTGCATGCGATATGCACCCACCCCCGCAGAAGCGGAGCGATGTCGTCCCGCGGCTGGATCCTTATTGCACATAGCTTGCAAGTAGTCTGGTACCGCGCCTTCATCTCATCTCCGAATGTCGGCATGAAAGGGGCCCACTTGCCGGGGGCCCCTTTCTATTGTCCGGGACCACTAGCAGAAATGTGCTAGCACGCTTACCCTCACCCGCTGGCTGGCCCCCAGGGGGCCCTGGGCGGGCGGAGCAGGACATGGACAGCGTGTACCGCGAGCGAGCGCACCTGGTGGCGCACCTTGCCGCCCTGTATCCGTCCACGATCGGCCTGACCGATCCGGCCGAGCCGGACTGGGCCGTCGTCACCATCGAACTGCCCACGGGCCAGGCGTCTTGGCACGTCTCGCCGGACGACTACGACCTGTTCGAGCACGTTGAGCGCTCGCTCGATGCCGCCTGGGACGGGCACTCGACCGAAGGGAAGTACGCGCGCCTTGACCGGCTCACGGCCGCCAAGGCCAAGGCGGCCTGATGGCCAGACTCCGCGTCGACAAGGATGGGTCGCTGGCCAAGCCCCGTGACCGCCGCATCTCGCAGGCGTCCTCCAAGGACCGCCGCAACATCATCCTCGCGACCGTGCGCATGGGGCACACGATCGAGGAGGGCTGCCGTCAGGCCGGCATCGTCCGCTCGACGTACGACTACTACCGCAAGAGGGACCCGGACTTCCGGGACCTGATCGACCGGGCGTTGCAGAGCAACCTTGAGAAGGCCAAGGGGGCCAAGGAGCAGGTCCCCGACTTCCCGGAGTTCTGTGACCGGTACCTGGGGACCAGGCTCTTCACGCACCACTTGCAGTGGTATGACCTGCTGGAGGGCCGCGAGCCCCGCGGCCTGCACCCGGCGCAACGGTACATCCGCGGCGACGAGGACCAGATCGTCGTCAACACGCCCCCGGAGCACGCGAAGTCCACGACGCTCACCGTGAACTACGTGGTCTGGCGCATCGTGCAGGACCCGAACATCCGCATCCTGCTCGTGTCCAAGACCCAGTCCATGGCGGCCAAGTTCCTCTTCTCGATCAAGCAGCGCCTGGCCGAGTCCGAGACGTACATCGACCTCCAGCAGGCCTTCGGCCCGCCGGGAGGCTTCGCCGAAGGCGCCTCCACCTGGTCGAGCACGCAGATCCGTGTGGCCGGAGCGGACTCCGGCGAGAAGGAGTACACCGTCGAAGCCGTCGGCATCGGCGGCCAGATCTACGGCACGCGTACCGACCTGGTCATCATGGACGACTGCGTGGACAACACGAACCACCAGGCCTTCGAGAACCAGATCAACTGGATTCAGAACATCGTGGGCTCCCGCGTCGCCGACGTCGGCGGGCGGATGCTGCTCATCGGCACGCGTATGAACACCGTGGACCTGTACTCGGAGATCCTGAAGCCGCAGTACTACAGCGAGGGCAGCTCGCCCTGGACGTACCTGACCCAGCCGGCGGTCCTCAACTTCGCTGACGACCCGAAGGACTGGGAGACGCTCTGGCCGGTCACCAACCGGCCGCCTGTCACCGTGCAGGCCCGTAAGACGGCCCAGGACCAGGGCTGGCCGAAGGACGGCCTCTGGCCGATGTGGCACGGGGAGGCCCTGGCCAGGAAGCGGCGCAAGATGACGCCGCGGAACTGGTCGATGGTCTACATGCAGGACCAGGTCGCGGATGACGCGATCTTCAAGCAGGCCGACGTGCAGGGCTGCATCGACCGGTCCCGCTACCCGGGCCGGATGTTCGACGGGCAGCCCCAGCACCGGCGCCACGGCATGGACGGCCTCACGGTCGTGGCCGGGATGGACCCGGCCGCAGCGGGCTGCACGGCCATGGTGGTGGTGGGCGTGGACCGCCGCACCGGCGTGCGGTGGGTCCTGGACGTCGTCAACCGCCGCGGTATGCCGCCGCACGAGATGCGCTCCGAGATGGAGCGCCTGACCGAGCGCTACGGCATCTCTGAGTGGCGGGTGGAGAAGAACGCCTATCAGGCGTCCATCGTGCAGGACCAGCTGATCAAGTCCTTCCTCGCGGCCCGCGGTTGCCTGATCAGCCCGCACCACACGAACACGAACAAGTGGGACTCGGACTTCGGCGTGGCCTCCATGGCCACCTTGTTCTCCGGCTGGGAGTCCGGCCAGAACATGATCCATCTGCCGTCGCAGTCGCAGAGCGAGGGCATCCGCGCCTTCATCGAGCAGCTATGCAGCTGGTTCCCCGAGACCAAGGGCCTGACCGACACGGTCATGGCCTTCTGGTTCGCGGAGATCCGCGCGCGGGAGCTGATGACGTCCGACTTCTCCGGCTGGCACATGCAGACCTCGGAGTTCAGCTCAGAGCGCGACCAGGCCGGACAGATGGTCGTCGACATTGATTTCGCCTTGCAGCAGCAGGGCGCGGGCGCCTGGAACGGCGCCATGGACTGGTAGGAGAGACATGGACTTCGGTGACGCGCTGGACCTGCTCAGGGCGGGTTCGCGGCTCAGCCGCGGGGGCTGGAACGGCAAGGGCATGTACGTGGTGCTTCAGAAGGGCTACCCGGGCGGTATCCCCATCAACGAGAACACCGCGGTGGCCACCGGCCTGGAGCAGGGCACTGTGTGCCGGTTCCTGCCCTACCTCATGATGCGGACCGCCGACGGCTCGTTCGTGCCGTGGCTCGCATCCCAAACGGACATCCTTGGCGAGGACTGGGGGACCGTCTGATGGCAGCCCCTCTGACAGCAGACCAGCTTCTGGCGGCCCTCAGGGCCGAGGGCGTCACTGTGCACGAGCACGCGGGCTGGCGTACGCACAACCGTGAGGGCCACGGCGGCTGGGGGCCGGTGAACGGCTCCGTCGTGCACCACACCGGGCCGTACTCCACCGAGGCGCAGATCCTCGGTTACGTCTGGTCCGGGGACGCCAACCTGCCGGGGCCGCTGTGCACCGGGCTCATCGGCAAGAAGGGTGACGTCTATCTGGTCGGCAACGGCCGGGCGAACCATGCCGGTGGCGGGGACCCGAAGGTCCTGGCCGCGGTGGTGGCGGAGAACTACGGCGACTACCCGCCGGCCACGCACGAGCACGAGGGCAGCGCCGGCGCCGTGGACGGCAACAGCCACTTCTACGGCTGGGAGTGCGTCAACTCCGGCGACGGCAAGGAGGCCTGGCCGGCCGCGCAGTACGTGGCCATGGTCAAGGTCCAGGCCGCTCTGATCCGCGCGCACCGCGCGAAGGGCGACAACTGGGGCACCGGCGGCAAGTCGATCATCGGGCACCTGGAGTGGTCGGACTGGAAGTCGGACCCCAAGGGCGTGCCGATGCCCAAGCTGCGCAAGGACGTGGCCGCGTGCCTGGCGCTCCCGGCCGGCAAGTGGGGCGGCGTGGTCGTCCAGGTGAAGCTGACGCTGGAGCAGCGCGTGGCCGCGCTGGAAGCGGCCGTCAAGGCTTTGCGGGCGCAGAAGTAGCTGTACAGGACGTACATTTTCCCGACAGGAGGTGGCCATGGCGGACATCCGGCAGATATCGATCCGCGTTGAGGCGCTGCGCCGCGATGCCCAGGAGCGTGACGCGCGGCATCAGACCATCTTCGATGCCCGCGCGCAGAAGATCGACAACATCGCGCCGGGCAGCATGCCGGACGCCTGGCCGCGTCCGATCACGGCCAACCTCCTGGATACCTCCGCGCGCCAGATGGCCGAGACCCTGGCGCCGCTGCCCTCGATCAACTGCGCTCCGGGCGTGGTCTCCAGCGAGCGGCAGAAGAAGTTCGTGGCCAAGAAATCGAAGGTCGCGTACTCGTACGTGATCGACTCCGGCCTCAAGAAGCAGATGCCGACGGGGTGCGACTGGTACGTGACATACGGCTCCATGCCGATCGTCGTGGAGCCCGATTTCACGGAGGGCCGCCCCCGCCTGAGGCTCGACAATCCGATGAAGTCGTACGTGGAGTACGACCTCTCGGGCCGGGTCCGCTCGTACACGAAGGTCTGGCGTGAGCCCGCGCGCCAGCTGGCCGCGAAGTTCCCGGAGTTCCAGGAAGCGATCCTGGGCAAGGACCGACCCTTTGGCCAGCAGACGACCGGCGACACGGAACTTGAGCTGGTGAAGTTCTGCGACAAGGCCCAGTACGTCCTCTACATGCCCGAGCGTCAGAACCTCGTGCTGATGGAGACGGAGAATCGCCTCGGCAAGGTTCCGGTGACCATCGCCCGGAAGCCCACCTGGGACGACCAGGACCGCGGCCAGCTCGATGACGTGGTCTGGCCGTCTCTGGCCCGTAACCGCATGGCGATGCTGGGCCTTCAGGCCACGCAGCAGACCGTACGCGCGCCGCTCGCCATCCCGACCGACGTGCAGAAGATCCCCTTCGGTGACGATGCGGTCATTCGTACCAACTCGCCGGAGAAGATCCGGCGCGTGGGCACGGACATGCCGCAGGCGGCCTGGCAGCAGGATCAGCTACTGGCGTCCGAGGTCATGAAGGGCACGCGCACGCCGGCCAGCGCCACTGGCGACGTTCAGGCCTCGATCATCACCGGCCGCGGCGTGGACGCCCTCAACGGGGGCTACGACATCCAGGTGGCCACCGGCCAGCTGATGATCGGGGACGCGCTGGAGCGCGCCCTTGAGCTGGCCTTCGAGATGGACGAGAAGTTCTGGCCGGACGCCAAGAAGACGATCAGCGGCACGATCAACGGCACGCCCTTCGAGGAGACGTACACCCCGGGCAAGGACATCCGCGGCAACTACCGCGTGAGCGTCACGTACGGCTTCGCCTCGGGGATGAACCCCAACCAAGCGTTGATCTTCCTGCTCCAGCTCCGCGGAGATCAGCTCGTCTCCCGCGACTTCGTCCAGCGCCAGCTGCCGATGGATGTCGACGTGGCCAGCCTTCAGGCCGAGGTCGACAAGGAGCAGACCGTGGACGCGCTCAAGCAGGGCATCTTCGCCCTGCTGTCCTCGATCGGGATCATGGCCCAGCAGGGCATGGACCCCACAGAGCTGCTGACCAAGGCCGCGTCCCTGATCGACCTGCGCGAAAAGATGCCGATGCACGAGGCCGTCTTGGCGGCCTTCAAGCCGGAGCCCCAGCCGTCGCCCGCCATGTCCGCGGACGGGACTCCCGGCACCCCAGGGCCGGGTGAGGGCGGCCCTGGGGTGCCCTTCGGCATCAACCCGACCACGGGCGCCCCGGGCGGTACGGCCCCCGGTCAGGCCCAGATGGGGCCCGGCGGCAAGCCTGACGTCATGTCGCTGCTCGCCGGGCTCACGAGCGGCGGCGCGCCCCGCGCCTCCGCATCCATCAAGAGGAGCGTTCCGGCATGACGTGCGAGACCTGCGGCCGTCCGGCCGAGAACGGGCAGGCCACCCACTGGCTCGGCTGCGAGGAGCCCGGCCCGAACCGCCGCGCCCTTCACGTTGCGGTGGCGGCCGAGTCGGCGGATGTCTGCGGGCACGACGGGTGCTCGGAGCCCAAGAAGGAGTGGTCAGGCAAGGGCGCCAAGCCCAAGTACTGCGCCGCTGGACACAAGAAGGAGAAGTGACCATGAGCGACACGCTTGCAGGCGACCCGTACCACGAGGGCGGCAGCCAGCCCATGGCGTCCCAGAAGGGCGGCATGGAGGCACCGAACACTCAGATGCCCATGTCGGGCGACAACTCCGGCAACTCGATCGGTGGTGCGAACGACACCACCGGCAACATCACAGGCTGGGCGAGCACCAGCCTGGCGCCGGGTCACCCGACCACGGGCAGCAACGACAGCAACAAGGCGCACTGAGCCATGGCCCGCGGCGGATACCGACAGCCGGGCAACCCGGCCCCCGTCAGCGGGCCGGGCGCTCTGTCGCGCCGTACGGACGGGCCGCAGGGCGGCGGCTCTCAGCCCGTACGCGCGCCTTCGGGCGGGAAGTACGGGGACCGTCAGGCGCTGGAGCAGCTCCAGCAGGCGGCGCCCTTGTCGGCGTCGCCGGGCGGCGATGTCGGCGCACCCGAGGCTGCGCCGGTGGACGCCAACGTCATCGGCTTCGACCAGCCCACGCAGCAGCCCGACACGCCGGTTACGGCCGGCGCGGCCATGGGCGAGGGCCCTGGCCCGGAGGCTCTGGGCCTGCCTAACCAGCCGGATCAGGACATGGCCCGCCTGGTGGCGTGGCTCCCGGTCTTCGAGCACATGGCGAACCAGCCGGGCAGCTCGAAGGCGGCCCGCAACCTCGTACGACAGCTGAAGGGGATGGCCTGATGGACTGGTGGGACTCGATCGGCAACATGACCAGCTTCTTCGGCGACACGCCCGCCCTGGCCGTCGACATGGCCCTGAACGGTGCGAACCCTGACCACGTGGGCTACGACCTCGCGTTCGGCCTCCAGGCCGCGCAGACGCCCATCGACGTCTACCCCTCAGAGACGGCCTCCGTCGGTCCGGAGGTCTGATGGGCGACGGATTCGGCAACTTCCTCAAGAACGTCCGCGATGCGGCACTCATCGTGCCGATCGTGGGCGGCTGGGTGCAGAACATCGGCTCCCACGACGATGACGGGACCGCCAGTAGCAGGTTCATCGAGAACAACTTCCTGAAGCCGGGCTCGATGCCGATCGAGAAGGCCATGCACGGCGCGGCATGGTTCTGGGACAACGGCATTGCTCAGCCCATGAGTACCTTCCTGCTTGCGGGCACGCACGCGGAGACCAAGGGCGTGGGCGAGCTGCTCAGCGGCAGCGCGTGGGCCAAGGCGTGGCACGTGGCGAACCACGTCTCGCCCGGGCAGGCCTTCTGGGCGAACCACCCTGAGGTGGAGGAGATCCTCAAGGATCGCCCGCTGTACGCCAAGCCGGGTGACGCCTACCTGCCGCCGGGCTTCAACAACCTGAGCGAGGACGAGCAGCAGGGTCTGCTGAAGAAGGCCGGCATGCCGGTTGTCGGCAACCGCGCGGTCGAGGACATCAAGCGGGACGTCTCGTTCTTCAACTTCGCCAGCGGCGCGACGGACTTCGCGGCGCGCTGGTGGCTGGACCCGGTGGTCCTGGGCGGCAAGGCCGTCGGGGCCGCGCGTACGAAGTACGTGGTCAGCCCGCGCCCGGCCGGTGGCTGGTCCAGCGGGGACATCGACTCCCTGATGAAGTCCTCGCGCATGGCCAAGGCGCAGAAGTTCCTGTGGGAGAACAAGGACAACGCCCAGCTGATCAACAACTTGTCCATGTTCAAGAAGAGCGCGCTCGGCCCCCGGGCCGGCGGCATCATCTCCCAGCTCAAGAGCCCGGACGAGGTGAACCTCTTCCTGAGAACGACGATGGGCGACGCGGAGGCCCGCGCACAGCTCAAGTCAGAGAACGCCGCAGCTGATCTGCGCATGAGTGCGGTGGACGAGCGGTTGAGCAAGCTGGAGCTGGAGACGATGCCGCGCGTACGAGCGCTGGCGAATCCCAACCTGGAGGCGCTGGCGACCCGGCGCGCCGATCAGCTGCGCGCCCAGTTTGCGGCTGACGAGGACTTGGCGGCCCGCTACAAGCAGATGCTGGGCCACTACGCGGAATTGGACGCGCTGAACCTCACGAAGTACAGCGGCAGCCGCGCGTACACGCGCACCTCGAACGAGAACAACTTCCGCACCGGCCCGGCGCTCGGCACGGCCGGGACGGACCGCTCGGCTCTGAGCAAGAGCCGCATCTACGCCAATGACTTGTTCGGGCCGTCCTTCACGGTGGTGCGTTCCTTCAAGGAGGCGCACCCCAACGGGATGATCGCGGTGGATGACCTCCACCCCGAGGCCATTGACGAGCTGCGCGGGCAGATCGCCCGCATCCCGGGCATCGGCTCGGACATCCGCGCCGACCTGGTGAACAACTACCTGAAGACCACGACCGAGGGCGAGCGGATCCAGCAGCTGGACGACATCCAGCGCCTGGGCGTCACGAAGATCGCCCAGAAGCACGGCTTCACCTACCAAGAGGGCATGGCCCTGTACCGCGAGTACCGGGCCAACATTACGCACGGCCAGGAAGAGCTGCGCCGCTACTCCGGTGCCAACTACGGCGACGAGCGCACCACGGCGGACCTTTTTCGCGGCGAGGACGGCTCGATCCTGCGTCCGCACCCGAACATGGTCACGAAGCTGGCCAACGATCAGATCCTGATCGACTTCCCGGCGCTGAACAAGACGCTCGCGCGCAACGCGAGCATGCTCAAAGGCATCCGTACATCACGGATCGGTAACCCTGACTGGATCGTTGACGGTCTTGACGGGCTCAGCCACCTGTGGAAGTTCGCGACCTTGTTCCGCCTGGGGTACATCCCCCGCGTGCTCTCGGACGACCTACTGGGCCAGGTGGCCCGTGTTGGCGCCGGAGTGACCGCCCTGCGCGGCGGCTATGGCGTCAAGAACCTGGCGACCAACCTGTTCCACTGGAAGCCGGCCTCGTTTTACGAGGGCCAGGAGGCCGTGGCCCGCGAGGGCGTGAAGTTCGCGGACGAAGAGCTGAACGTCCTGAAGCCGCAGGCTGACAAGCTACGGTCGACGATCGAGCAGCGGGAGGCCGTCCTCAAGACGGACCACGCCCGCGCTCTGCGGCGTGCCCAGCGCGTCCAGAACAAGGTGGCCTCGATCGACCAGCACGCCGAGCCGGTGAAGTTCCAGGCCGCTCAGCAGCTCCTGGCTGTGCGCAGTGCCGAAGTGAACATCGCGTACAAGAGCCTGCTCAACCACTCACCCCTACGCAAGGCGCGCCTTGCGGACCTGGACGACCAGCTCTCCGAGCTGGTGTCGCACCGGGACCTCCAGGTGACCGCGGCGGATGCCGCGAAGCAGGCGCGCCAGCGGGGCTTCCGCCAGACCTCACAGCTCCACAAGCAGCCCGAGGTGGCTCCTGGTGTCGTGCTGCCCCCGGCTCTCGGGGGCGAGCAGGGCGAGTACTACCAGAAGATGATCAGCTCGGACGACTCGTTGCGGACGCTGCTCCAGCGCAACAAGCAGATGATCCACAGCAACCTGACGAAGAGCTACAACACCAAGGCCGCGGCGCCGATCTCCTACCCGGGCAACGAGAGATTGTTCGTGCAGTCCTGGGACAAGGCGATCAACCACCAGATCATGCAGGACGAGCTGGCCGTCCAGGCCGTCAAGGGCTCGTCGGCAAGCGAGATGGCCCGGTGGCTGCGGAGCACGCCCGCGGGCCGGGCGTACCGTAAGCGTCTGGGTATCAAGTACGACACCCCCGAGCGGATCGCGCAGTCCGTCTGGCACGAGGTGGACGAGTACATGCCGGTGACCAGCGCCGGCCCCGACATCCGTAAGGCGGCCCTTGAGGGCAAGGCGGACAACGAGTTCCTGACGGAGGCCGCCAAGACGGGCGTCTATCCGCAGTACGTGCATTCGACGCAGCTCGGAGAGGCTCTGGCCGGATCGAACGCGGCCTCGCGCTCCATGGACCGGGTCGTTGACTGGTGGTACAAGTGGGCCGCCTCGATCCCGGCGGACCGCATGTCGAGGCACCCGCTCTTCAACCAGCTTTACGAGGGCCACGCCCGCGCCATCGCGGGCCAGGAGCTGAAGCAGGGCGTCAAGCTCTCGCAGAAGGACGCCGACCAGATCGCACAGACGGCTCGCCGTCTGGCGCTGAAGGACACCAGGAAGCTCGTCTTCGACATCGCCCACCGCACGGACGCGGGGGCCATGCTGCGCTTCATGTCGCCCTTCTACGCGGCCACCACGGAGGCGTGGCAGCGCTGGGCGCGCATCATCGCGGACCGTCCTCAGACGGTCGGCTACGCCTCGATCTTCTTCAACGCGCCCATCAGCTGGGGCTGGATGCAGGACGCCGACGGCAACACCGTCCAGAAGGATGGCACGGCCATGGTGTGGGACCAGAAGGCGAACCGCCTGGTCCCCCGCTTCGTCCCGAAGAGCGAGCGCCAGATCATGGCGCGCGTCCCGAAGTTCATCGCGGACGGGCCGATCGGCAAGGTCTGGGGCATGGACCCTTCCGGGAACTGGAAGGTCTCCCAGGACTCCATGAACCTGATCACCCAGGGCGATCCCTGGTTCAACCCGGGTACCGGGCCGATTGTGTCCATCCCCGCCTCGATGATCGTGAAGGACAAGCCCAAGCAGGCGGAGCTGCTGCGCAAGCTGGGCGTGCTGCCCTTCGGGCCGACGCCCGGCGGGATCACCGAGACCGTGACGCAGCAGTCCCTGCCCGCGTACGCGCGGAACTTCCTGACGGCGTTCGACACCAGTGACGAGCGCTACCAGCGGATCAAGCTCCAGATCATGCAGAAGGCCGCGTATGAGCATGCGAACCTCGGCAAGCCCATGCCTTCGGCTCAGGAGATCGCGGACCGGACGCGCAACTACTGGATGTTCAGCGCGGTCTCGGCCTTCACGCAGCCGTTCAGCACCCAGAAGCCGGACCAGTACCAGTTCTACCGGGACCAGTACAACGCCCTGCGCCGCAAGAACCCGATGACCGCGGATGAGGAGTTCCTCAAGCGGTTCGACGAGTCGTACTTCATTTTCGCGCAGTCGACGACGGAGAACGTCTCTGGCGTTCCCGCCACGATGAAGGCAGCCGAGCTTCAGCAGAAGTACGGGAACCTGATCGCGAAGAACCCGGAGCTGGCGTCCCTGATCATCGGTCCGGAGGGCAACGGCCCCTTCTCGCCTGAGGCTTACGCGTACCAGCTGTCCACCCCGCTGATCCCCGGCGGAGCCGAGATGCAGCGCACGCGCATGAGCGCGGACCAGGCGATGCAGGAGAACCAGCGACGGTTGGGGTGGGCGAAGTTCACGCAGCTCAACAACGCGGTCACGGCTCAGCTCCACTCGGCCGGCTACAACTCCTTCGAGGACTCGGGCGCTGAACAGTTCAAGAGCATGCGTTCGGCTATCGCAAAGCTCATGGGCGACCCGCTGATGCCCGACGGCAGCCAGAACCCGTACTACAACGAGCAGTGGTCCAAGGACTACTACACGGTCGACCCCAAGCGGTACGACCGGCTCATCCCAGCCCTCACGGCCGTGGCCCACTCGGATCTGGCGAAGAAGTCCAACCGCAGCGACCTGCGCACGCTCCAGCAGTACCTGGGCTACCGCCAGGCCCTGCGCGGCGTCCTGGCCCAGCGGGACAAGGGCGGCGGCTCCGCGACGCTCACGGCGAAGAGCAATGCGGATCTGGCCACGGCCTGGGGCCGCATTGTGGACGGGCTCATCGAGTCGGACACCCGCTTCGGGGACCTCTACAACCGCTACCTGTCGAGGGATCTCGGCATGGACATACAGCAGGGGGCATAGATGGCCATCGCGGCAAGCACCGGTGGCGGGGTCGACCCGAACATGATGAAGGCCCTGCTGGCCCTGGCGAGCGGCCCGGCCGGTTCCGGCTCCGGGGTCGTCTACATGGGCTCCGAGCGCTACACCCTGGGTAACGGCGGGGACAAGGGCAGCGGCGGCGCCCTGCCCCGCGGCAAGTCCATGTACGGCACGCGCGACGTCAAGATGACCAGCGATGAGGCGTACAAGGACTACTTCACGTGGGGCCAGAAGAAGCAGGGAGACTTCATCTCCCAGGGCATCCTGGGCGGCCTCCTGAAGCTCGGAGACGGCCCCCTGGAGGGATCCAAGCTCTGGAAGAAGCTGGTCGACGAGGCGGCCCTGTACGGCGCCGCCGGTAAGAAGGTCACGCCCTTCGACCTGATGGCCACGTACGTCGGCCAGTCCGGCGGAGGCAACTCCTGGACGCAGCAGGGCGTCTGGGAGGTCAACACGGTCACCGGCGAGCGCCGGTACAAGGGCCCCGGCAAGTACTTGGGCAACGGCCAGGCGCTCCAGACGGACACCCGCGTCGACCTCACCGACCCGGACACGGCCAAGTCCGTGGCCACCAAGCTCTTCCAGGACATGATGGGCCGCGACCCGGGAGCGGGCGAGCTGGGCAGCTTCGCGAGCGCCCTGCACTCCGCGGAGGAGAACAGCCCGGTCGTACAAAACACGACCACGCAGTACGACATGGACAGCGGTCAGGCCCTCTCCAGTTCCACCGAGTCCTCCGGCGGTGTTTCGGCCGATGGCAAGGCGTACATCGGTCAGCAGCAGATCAAGAAGAAGAAGGAGTACGGCGCCTTCCAGGCGGCGACCACGTACCAGAACGCCCTGGAAAGCCTCGTCTTCGGCGCACCGGAGTAAGCCATGGCCAACGGAGACGACATCGTCAATCTGGCCCGGCAGTACCTGGGCACGCAGTACGTCTGGGGCGGGTCCACCCCGAGCGGCTTCGACTGCTCGGGGCTGGTGCAGTATGCGTTCGGCAAGAACGGCATTCAGCTCCCGCGGACCACGTACAACCAGATCCAGGTGGGCGCCAGCGTCCAGCCCAACAAGCTGCGCCCCGGGGACCTCGTGTTCTTCGACACGGACCGGAAGCAAAGGGGTCCCGATCACGTCGGGATCTACATCGGTGGCGGGAAGTTCATCCACAGCCCCGCCCCGGGCCAGGGCGTCAAGATCTCGTCCCTGGCTGAGGGCTACTACATGGACCGGTGGATGGGCGGGCGCCGGATCCCCGGCGTCTCTGCCGATCCCACGTCCGGCGGCGGGTACGCCGAAGAGGTCGCCCCGCGGCTCGACGCTACCGAGCTGGCCGAGACGTACGGGATGAGCTACTCCTTCTTCAAGTCTCAGCCCGAGTTGATGAAGCTCCTGAAGGGGGCCGTCGCCGACCAGTGGACGCCGGACAAGTTCCAGGCCGAGGTCAAGAACTCCAGCTGGTGGAAGAAGAACAGCGACACCGTCCGCCAGCAGCAGATCTTGCAGAAGACCGACCCGGCCACCTACAAGGCGAGCATGGAGGCCGCCCGCGTGGCGGCCCAGCAGATGGCCGTGAAGGCCGGTGCCATTCTGAGCGACAAGAACGTCGAGAAGCTCGCCAAGAACATGGTCTGGTTCGGCTGGGAGGAAGGCCAGGTCCAGAACTTCCTGGGCCAGTACGTCAGTTTCGCCAAGGACCACACCCTGGGCGGTCTCGCCGGCCAGGCGGCCAAGGCCATCAAGGACGAGGCGTACAAGAACGGCGTCGCCGTGACCGAGCAGAGCGTGCTGAACAACGCGCAGTACTTGGTCAGGGGCCTGACCTCGATGGAGAAGATCCAAGGCAGCCTGCGCGAGCAGTCGGCTGGGCTGTACCCGGCCTTCGCCGAGCAGATCAAGGCGGGAGCCTCGATCCAGGATCTGGCGCAGCCGTACGTCCAGGTGGTGGCCCAGGAACTGGGCCTCCCCGAGACGGACATCAACGCCTTCTCCCCGAAGGTCAAGCAGGCCCTGAACCGCGCGAATGCGAAGGGCCAGCCCGAGCCCATGGACCTGCACGACTTCACGCAGCTCGTGCGCAATGACCCGGCCTGGCGCAAGACCTCGGCCGTGGCCGACAAGACGATGAACATCGGGCGCCAGGTCTTGAGCGACATGGGGTTGATGCACTGATGACCACACTGGATCAGCTGCTCTACGGCGTCCGCCAGGTGGAGTCCGGCGGCAACTACTCGGTGGTCAACTCGATCGGCGCCGTCGGCGCCTACCAGGTCATGAAGGGCAATATCCCGAGCTGGACCAGGAAGGCCCTCGGGTACAGCATGACCTGGCAGCAGTTCAGGGACTCGCGCTCCGCTCAGGACGCGGTGGCCCGGGTGATCCTCGGGGGCTACTACAAGAAGTACGGGGCCGCGGGCGCGGCCAGCATGTGGTTCTCGGGCCAGCCCAACCCCAACAGCAGTGCCTCGGACGGCGGCAACACCGTCCGGCAGTACGTGAACAAGGTGCTGGGCGCCTCCGGCGGCGGCACCATCGCCGGATCCTCCAGCTACTCAGGGACGGCCGCCGTGACGCCCGTGCTCGACAAGGACGAACTCGCCTCGCAGTACGGCCTGTCGTCCGCCCTGATCAACTCCAACAAGGAGCTGAAGGGCCTGTTCGGTAAGGCCGTCGCCGGGGGGTGGTCGGCCGCCAAGTTCGGCGCTCAGCTCAAGAACAGCAAGTGGTGGCGCACGCAGTCCTCCACGCTGCGGAAATACCTCACGACGAAGTACACCGATCCGGCGACCTGGAAGCAGAACAACGCCAACGCCCAGTACAAGGTCAACGCCCTGGCCGTTGCCGTCGGCCTGGGCAATCAGATCTTCCAGGCAGGCCCCGGCAAGGGGCAGCCCAACGCCCTGCTGAAGCAGGCCATCTACAACTCGCTCGCCCTCGGCTGGAGCGATGCCCGGATCAAGGACTGGATGGGCGCGAAGACGACCACCCACGGCGGGATCATGTGGGGCGAGGCCGGTGAGGCCTTCGACAAGTTCCATGAGCTGGCTTACCTCAACGGGATGAAGTACAGCGGCGACTGGTACAAGAAGAACGCCGTCGGTGTGGCCTCCGGCAAGTCCACGCTGGAGAACGTGGAGGCCGGGATCCGCAAGGCCGCAGCGGCCCGCTACAGCGCCTTCGCGGACCAGATCAACGCCGGGCAGAACGTGATGGACCTGGCCGCCCCGTACATCAAGAGCGCGGCCACGCTCCTGGAGCTGCCTGAGACGGACGTGGATCTCTTCAACACGCACATCGCCAAGGCGATGACCGCGAAGCCCGCAGCAGGAGCCCAGGCGGGCTCCCAGATGCCGCTGTGGCAGTTCGAGAACGAAGTGCGGGCGGACCCGCTGTGGCGGAAGACGAACAACGCGAGGGAAAGCATGATGACCGTGGCCAGGAGCGTGGCCAAGGACTTCGGATTGGCCTGGTAGGCGATGAGCACACCCGTAGAGCAGAACGTCCCCGACGAGTTCCAGAACACCATCGACCTGCCCGCGCCGGGGCAGGTCGATCAGGGCGCGATCGACAAGGCGAACGCGGCCCTGGCGGGGGAGAAGGCCAGGGGCCAGGCGAGCGCCACGGCCATCAAAGCGGCGAACGCCAGGGTCAAGTCCCTCCAGGCGCAGCTGAGCCAGAAGGGCATCAGCGGCGTACGCAAGGCCGCGATCCAGAAGCAGATCGCTGACCAGCAGGCGATCGTTAAGAAGCAGACCACGGCCCAGCAGGCTTCGGTGACGAAGCAGGGCACGCTACAGAACACGGTCTACGAGGTCTCGGGCCAGTACGACAAGCTGCTGAGCGGGGCGAACCGGGACGCGTTCTTGTCGCTCAAGAGCCTCTTCGGTCAGTTCGGCCTGGACTCCCTCGCGGGCAAGATCTACGACTACGTGAAGCAGGGCTACGGGGCCGACACGATCGGCCTGTTGCTCCAGGACACCAAGGAGTACAAGACCCGCTTCGCGGGCAACGAGGCCAGGATCAAGGCGGGCCTGCCCGTGCTGAGCCCTGCGGACTACCTGTCGACCGAATCGTCGTACCGGCAGATCCTCAGCTCTGCCGGGCTGCCCAAGGGCTTCTACGACAACCCGGCCGACTTCCAGAACTGGATAGCCAGCGACGTCTCCCCGACGGAGATCAAGGACCGCGTGGACCTGGCCACGGCGGCCACCAGCCAGGCGAACCCCGAGTACAAGAACGCCCTCTTCCAGATGTACGGGATCAACGAGGCCGACCTGACGGCCTACTTCCTGGACCGCAAGACGGCTGAGCCGATCCTCAAGAAACAAGCAGCGGCCGGCGCCATCGGCGCCGCGGCCATCCGCCGCGGCTTCGCGGCGAACACGCTGGACCTGGAGTCGTACGCCACCATCGGCATCACGGCCGACCAGGCCGAGCAGGCGTACAGCCAGATCGCGGACGGCTTCGAGTCGATGCTTGGCATCGCGGGCCGCTACGGGACCAACTGGAGCCAGAGGGAAGCCGAGCAGGAAGTCTTCACGCCGGGCGCTGCGGCCTCCGTAGGGGCCGAGAGCGCCGCGGAGAAGGGCAAGCGCCTCAAGTCCCAGGAGCGGGCCGCGTTCGCGGGCCAGCAGGGCTCCAGCGTCCAGGGCCTCAATGCTGGGTACTCTGCGACGTAGCGGATAGCTCAATAGGCGAGAAGAGCGACCCGGGCGGCCCGGGCGGCCCGGGAGGATGTGGGTTCAAGTCCCATTCCGCGAGGCGGAGGACGTACCGCCGACACCTGCGGGCGCGCAGGTACAGCCCTAGCCCTCGACTTCGGTCGGGGGCTTTGTGCTGCCCGTACAACTTTTAACTACCAGTGCTAGCTAAAAAGTACTAGCACGCGTACATTCCCCGCCCGACGGACCGACCGGCCCCGTCCTCGGACAAGGCCGGTAGCGGAGCACGACCCCTTCCCCCGGAGGGCGAGTAGGCCGCGCAGATGAACGGGAGTGACGCAGTGAGCGAGTACGGCTTCGGCTACGAGGAGTCCGACGAGACGTCGGGCCTGGGCGAGACGAACGACCAGCCGCAGGGACCCAAGTGGTTCCGCGAAGGACTGGCCAAGCTCTCGGGACAGGTGAACGAGCTTCAGGCGGAGAACAAGCGCCTCAAGGAAACTCAGACCCGTAGCGAGCTGGAGAACGCGCTCAAGGCGAAGGGGTACGCACCGCAGGCCGCAGGCCTGTATCAGGGCGACCCCGCCAAGCTGGACGACTGGCTGACCGCCAATGGCGGCGCCCTGGCCAAGCTCCCTGCCGCTCCTGGCGAGGAGAACCCGGGCGAGCAGGTCCCCTCGGGACCTCCGGCTTCCACCGTTCCGGCTTTGGGTCAGGAGCAGATGCAGCGCATGGCGGAGCAGGGCACGCAGGGCGTGGCCCCTCCACAGGGCTCTGACAAGGAAATGGCCGCCGCTCTCGCGGCATGCCAGACCCCGGAGGAGTTCAACAAGCTCATGCAGTCGCACGGCAGTCCCTACGACTGGTCCTGACCTCTCCCCGTTCACTACGGCACCCCGGAGGGGGTGAGAGGCCACCATGGCTAACGCCTATACAGACACTTCAGCGATGTCCAATGCCGTCCAGGCGGCATATGACAAGCGCTTCGAGTTCGCTCTCCGCTCGCAGCCTCTGTTCCGCGCCATCGCGGACAAGCGACCTGCGGACACCACCGCCCCCGGCGGCTCGATCGTCCTGGAGCGCTACCAGGATCTTGCCGTGGCCACCACGGCGCTCACCGAGACGGTTGACCCCGACTCGGTGGCGATGGGCAACCCGACCACCACCACGCTCACGCTCAACGAGTACGGCAATCCCATCTTGCGCACGCGCAAGCTGTACCTGTACTCGCTGACCGACGTCGACCCGGCGATCGCGAACATCATCGCGTTCAACGCCGCGGACTCGATCGACACCGTGGTCCAGACCGAGCTTCGCTCGGGCACCAACGTGATCCAGCGCAAGGCTGGCACGGTCTCGTACGTGACCACCGGTACGGTCTCGCTGCCTGTGGGCACGACCATGACCAACACGGACACGTTCAACAGCGCCATCGCCCGCCTGGCTCCGGTGAAGCTGCGCACCAACAAGGCCGTTCCGCGGAAGAGCGGCCTCTACTGGTGCGGTATCCACCCCGAGGTCTCTCACGACCTCCGCGCGGAGACCGGTGCGGCTGCGTGGCGCGACCCGCACAACTACTCGGCCGCGGGCAACATCTGGGCCGGTGAGATCGGCGCCTACGAGGGCGCGTACTACATCGAGTCCCCGCGTTGCTACAACGCCGTGGACGCCGGTACCGGTGACAACACGGTGCGCCGCTTCCGTACGTACTACGCGGGCCAGCAGGCCCTGGCGGAGGCCGTGGCGGATGAGTTCCACGTCGTGGCGGGTCCCATCGTGGACAAGCTGGCACGATTCCGACCTTTGGGTTGGTACGGCGTGGCCGGCTGGAAGATCTACCGCAACGAGGCCCTGATCCGCGCCGAGACGACGTCGAGCATCGACTTCCAGTAAGTCGTGGCTACTTGGACATTCCGGACCCCGTCTGTCAACGAGGGTCCGGCGTCCTGGGAAGACAGGCTCTTCCTGCGGGTCAAGCTCGCCCGTGGGATCTCGATCCTGGAAGGGCCGCCCGGGACGTACCGGGCGGCCCGCTTTCCCACCCAGGACGAGATCGCAGCCTCTGCCCCCGGCATGTACATGGGCGGCCACGAATACGTGGTCTCCGACGCCACCAAGGCCGCGCTCATCGCGGGCGGTGTGGGCGTCACCAGCGCCAACTTCACGCTCATCTCGTAGGGACTCGCCATGGCGAAGAAGACCACTCCCCCGGCGCCGGCCAAGAAGAAGGTCCAGCCGGTCAAGCCGCCCGCCCCCTCGGGCTCGGGCAAGGCCATGCCGCCCTGGATCACGCAGGCGGCCAAGAAGGCCGCTCCGAAGCGCACCCCGCGCAAGGCGGGGGGTAAGTGATGGACGGCCAGGAGCGCTGCCCGACCGGCAACGGCGGTAACAGCGCGATAACGAACCAGGATGAGCAGCTCATCCTGAACGCCACGGTGGCAGCCGTGCCGGTCAAGAACACGGCCCTGGGCACCGAGGACGACTCTCACGTCTCCATCGGCTACCACGACGGCGACGTGGCGGGCTCCTGATGGCCTGCCGGAGCGGCTGCCCTACTCCCGGGCAGCACAAGAGCTGGGGCGAGTGCGCTCGCTCCGCCAACCTGCGCGTCGCGTACTGCGGCATCGGTGGCGGTGACGCCACGGTGCAGAAGCGCTGGGACAGCGAGCTGGAGCTGTACCGCCAGGCACGCAAGCAGGGCGTCCAGCCCGACGGCACGAAGACGAACCAGATCATGTCGGCCCTGAAGGCCTCCGACGCCGCAGGAGCGGCGTACGGGCGCGACTTCAGCAAGGCCGACCCCATGCCCTCGGAGGCCTGAGATGACGTCCATGAGGGTCACCACCGCGCCCCTGGCCAACGCCTCCATGGGGGCCGCCAAGGCCGTCACGGCGCCTACGGCGGGCCAGGCCCTGGTGACGTCCCTGCCGCCCAGCGGCAAGGGCCTGTACCGCGTTCAGGTGTGGGCCTACCTGTCCGGCGCCGCTCCGGCGGCAGCCGACAACGGGAACATCGAGTTCAGGTTCGGCGGTACCACGCTGTCTTCGATCCCGCTTGTGCCGGCGATCAACGTCCCCACCGTGTGGGAGACGTATTTCACCAGCGACGGGGCAACGAACTTCAGCATCAACGCCACGGGCAACGCCACGGCGTCGGTCGTCTACAGCGTGTTCTTCATCGCCACGAAGGTGGACGAGCGGTCGTGACCACCTTCGATCAGCTCGTGAAGCAGGTGCGCCAGCAGCTGCTGGGCTTCGCCATGAACCAGGAGAGCGTGTCCGAGCTGGCCGCCTCCATGGCGGCCGGCGACACCTCGTTCTCGTGCGACGCGGCCACGGTGACGAACCTGAGCCGCGGTCTGGTCGAGATCGACGACGAACTGATCCTGGTCAAGACCTACGACTCCACGTCAGGAGTCGTCTCCGTGATGGGCCTGGCCAACGGGCGTGGCTACGAGGGCACCACGGCCGCGAGCCACGCGGCCCACGCCCTGGTGACGAGCAACCCGGCTTTCCCCAGGTCGCGGATCAAGGAAGCGATCAACCAGACGATCCAGACGCTCTATCCGGAACTGGTGGTGTTCTCCTCTACGGAGATCACCAAGAACGCTGTCGTCATCGAGTACGAGCTTCCCGCGGACCTCTCCGACGTCTGGTACGTCGTGGGCCAGCTGATCGGGCCCAGCAAGGTCTGGCAGCCCCTGCCGAACTGGCGCTACAACCCGAAGGCGAGCCCGACGACGTTCACCTCGGGCAAGAGCATCGAGGTCTTCGACTACGTCACCCCGGGCCAGAAGATCCGCATCGTCTACGGCAAGCCTCCGACGGCGCTGGTCAACGGTTCCGACGACTTCGCGGCCGTCACCGGCTACCCGGACCGCTACGTCGACATGGTGGTCTACGGGACCTGCATGCGCCTGCTCCCGGCGCTGGAGTCCGCACGGCTCCAGCAGCAGTCCATAGAGGCCACCGAGCGGGCGCCTCTGGTGCCTCCGGCCTCCGCGACCCGGGCGATGACCATGTATGCCCAGCTCTACCAGCAGCGCCTGACGGAAGAGCGGGACCAGCAGTTCAACGACACCCCGAACTACGCGTACTTCCAGGGGAGCTGAGCCGTGCCCAACGCCGTCTTCTATAGCAACGTCGCTCAGCAGACCACGTTGAGCGGCAGCATCTCCTCGGGCTCCACGGCCGCCAACGTCGGCGCGACCACCGGATTCCCGGGCTCCTTCCCGTACATCCTCGCCCTGGACTACGGGGCGGCCACGGAAGAGCTGGTGTCGGTCACGGCTGCCGCCGGGACGACCCTCACCGTCACCCGTGGCTACGGCGGCACGAGCGCCCAGAGCCACTCCCTGGGCGCCGTCGTACGGCACGTCTACAACGCGCAGGACGCGACGGACTTCCGTACCCACGAGGCCTCCACAGGGGCCGTACACGGCCTGACGGGAAACATCGTCGGCACGTCCGACGTGCAGTCCCTGAGCAACAAGACCTTGACGAGCCCCACGATCAACGCGGGTGCGCTGAGCGGCACCTTCACCGGTACCCCAACCTTCTCGGGTGCCGTGGTGCTGTCCGGTACGCCGAGCATTTCCAGTGGCGCCGCTCTGGCGGGCACGTTTTCGGGGACGCCCACCTTTTCCGGCAACGTCACCAACAACGGAGAGATCGGCCTCAACAACCTGCTGCGCGGCACGCGCGCCCTGTCGACGGACAGCCAGTACGAGTCCCGGGTGACGGGCGATGCCAACGCCCGCTGGTTCGTACGGACGGACGGGCGCCTGGCCTGGGGGCCGGGTACCACCAGCTTCGACACAGTCCTGTACCGCTCGGGCGTCGGCACCCTGACGACGGACACCGCCCTGACGGTCGGTGGCAATGCGACTGTCACCGGCAGCCTCACCGTGTCGGGCATCGGCGGACAGCTGCACGCCCGCAAAACTAGCGATACCAACGTCGCCAGCAACACGACGCTCAGCACCGACCCGCACCTGACGGTGGCGGTGGCCACCAGCTCGGTTTACGAGATCGAAGGCGTGCTGTTCGTAACGTCCGCCTCGGTTACGCCAGACATCAACCTGACCGTCAATGCCCCTGCCGGATCCTCGGGTTTCTGGAACTCCACCGCGGTTTCCTTCAACTCCACCGCGGACCCGGACACGGTGCGCACCATCGCTTCGGCCATTGGCGCCAGCCGCGCCTACGGCGTCTCCGTGGCAGGCTCGACCTTCGGCATCCCGATTTTCGGAATGGTCGAGGTCGCTGGCACCTCCGGCAACGTCACCATCGACTGGGCCCAGTCCACCTCGAACGCCACGGCCACCACGCTGAAAATCTACTCCTGGATCCGTCTGACCAAGGTGGCCTGATATGGCAGGCATCGTCAGCCGGCTGCCGTTCCCCCTCTCGGGGCGGACGTCCTCGGCGAGCATGACCTTCGCCCTGGAGGGCGTGCAGTACGCCTACGCCATCGGCGGCATGCCGTGGCTCTCCGCGATCAGCGACGACCGGACCATGACCAGAGCCGGGGCCCAGCTGAAGAAGGATCAGTTCGACAACCAGCGCGAGCCCGGAGAGCAGTCGCTCGCCAACTGGTGGCTGCGCTCGCAGGCCAGCTTCATCGGCGGAGAGGGCCTGCTCTACCAGGACCCCGACCAGGTCCAGGTGGCGAATTTGCAGAACCGCCACGCGATCCAGTACGGCCACAGCGTGGGCGTGAACCCCTGGACCAACGGCAAGCTGACGCTCTTGCGGAGGACCACGCAGCGCATCGCCGACGCGTCGGGCAACCCGCACTTCACCGTGGGGTGGAACAACGGCACGGACCGCTTCTGGTCGGCCGTGGGCAGCGTCCTGAAGTCCGACGACGGAGCGTCCAGCACCACGATCACGTGGGGCGGCGCCAACACCATCAGGGCCCTGGCCTCGGACGGCACGAACTACTTCGCCGCGGACAACGTGCAGGTCTACAAGGGTGCCGGGAACGGCGCCGGGGCGGCGTGGTCCGCAACCGGCACGACGAACGTGGCCCTGGGCTGGGCCAAGGGCCGCATGATGCTGGGCCTGGACAACAAGCTGTACGAGCTGAGTTCAACCGGTACGCAGACTCTGCGCTTCACGCACCTGAACGCTGCATGGACGTGGACGGCGATAGCCGAGGGCACCAACGCCATCTACGCCGCGGGCAACGCGGGCTCACAGGGGGCCATCTACAAGTTCGTGCTGGACAGCACGGGCTCCGTGCCCACGCTCGCCTCCGGCGGCATCCAGACGGCCCAGCTCCCGCTGGGAGAGGTCGTGTACGCCCTGACGACGTACCTGGGTACGTTCGTGGGCATCGGCACGAACCGGGGCTTCAGGGTCGGGCAGATCGACTCCAACGGGGACATCCAGTACGGGCCCCTGCTGATCGCCAACTCGGCCGGCTGTAAGGCCGTGGCCGCCTATGACAGGTTCTTCTTCGTCGGGGCCAGCAACGGCATCGACTCCAAGAGCGGGCTCTACCGGGTCGACCTGGGCCAGCCCGTCCAGGACACCAGCTCCGCGGCCGGCGGGCGCTTCGCGTACGCCACGGACCTCCAGGCCCTGGTCACCGGAGAGGTCACCTCGGCCACGAACTTCGGCAACAGCGACCGCATGGCGTTCGCCGTGGTCGGCCAGGGGGCCTACCTGGAGCACGCCACCGACAAGGAGGCGACCGGATACCTCCAGACCGGACGCGTGCGGTACTCCACGCTGGAGCCGAAGATTTTCAAGGTCGTCTCGGTGAAGACCCCGACGGGCCTGATGGGCTCGGTGGGCGTCTCCGTCATCGAGCCCGGCGGAGCCGAGACCTCGATCCTGACCATCTCGCAGGGCGGCGCCTCGGTCATCGACAACGTGGTGATGGCCGCGCCCTCCACGGCAGTGGAGTGGATCCAGCTCAAGCTGACCCTGGCCCGCTCCGGGACGGACCTCTCGCAGGGCGGAGAGGTCAACGGCTGGCAGCTCAAGGCCATGCCCGGCGCTGTGCGCCAGCGGGTGTTCACCATCCCGCTGCTGTGCTTCGACAAGGAGCAGACCCGCTCCGGCCAGACCGTGGGCTACGAGGGACGTACCCTGTCCCGCCTCGCGGCCTTCGAGCAGCTCTTCGCCCGCGGCGACGCGGTGAGCTTCCAGGACCTGAAGAACGACCAGAGTTACCTGGTCGTTATCGACGACTACCGGTTCGAGCAGAAGGCCCAGCCCGGGTCCAACGCCTCCACGAGCGGCGGGATCCTCTGGGTCGAACTGCGCACCATCGCGGATGTGATCACGTCATGAGGAGAGTCTGATGTGCGGTAGCTGCGCGAGCTACGACCACAGCCGCAACTGCGGCGACGAGTGCTCGGACCACGACTACGCCGTGGATGAGCCCTGGAACACCCGCTTTGCGGACCCTGGGGACACCATGCTGCGCTGCACGCGCTGCGGGTCCTGCAAGCTCGTAGAGGCCACCGATGTGGCCTCCTGACCGCGTCATCATCGCGCCGGCCTCTGAGGCCGAGAGAGCGGCCGTACGGACCGCTCAGCGGGCTCTGAACGTGGACGTGACCGGAGAGATGGATCACGCCACCCTGAGCGCCCTGAGGGGCATACAGCAGCTCTTCAAGCTCCCGGTCACGGGAGTGCTCGACCGACCCACGGCCGAGGCGCTGGACCGCCTGCGGCCACCATCCCTGAGGGGGGACGAATGAGATCGACCATTCTTCAGCTGGGCACCGCCGCTCTCGTGATCGGCGGCTTCGTGGTGCTGACCCTGAAGGGGGCGGACACCACGTCGTTCATCGGCCTGGTCACGCCCATCCTGGGCGCCGTCTTCATCATCAATCACCTCGATCACCGCTCCGACAAGCAGGACGAGGCGCTGAAGACGATCACGCACCAGACCAACGGGGTCTTGACCGAGCGCATCGAGAAGGCCGTGAACAACGCGTTGAATGCGCAAGGACCCGGTGAAGATCGTTCGAATGTCACACCCCCCGGGTAGCCTCACCGAGCAGCAGTCGTTCCGGGCACCCCTTGTCCCAGAACGCAGAAAAGCCCCCGGCCTGATGGCCGGGGGCTTTTTCTTGGGTGGACCACGTTTCCGAAGCCGAGGCTTGGCGCTGCGCACCCTGCCCGCGTGCGGGGCCCTCAAGGGCCCCGCCGCAGGTGCCCCGAGGAGAGGTTCCGGGTGATGAAGCCGGAGGTACGGGGCGCTGCCGACCGGAGAGGATCGACGGCGTCCATCATGTCATGCGGGCTTGGGGACGTCGGTCTCCTCGACCGTGACCCTGCGCTGCACGGTGCGCACCTTCGTGCGCGTGCACTGATAGATCTCGATCTCGTCGTCAGTGCCGGCCGCAGCCTTACGTGCGCCGGCGGTCGCCGCCTCGATGTTCGGGAACGCCGGGTCCCCGCAAGCGGGGACCTCGAACCACTCCGCGTCAGCCATCGGTCTCCTCTGTTGAACGGTTGCTGGTGGCCTGCCAGGTCTGTCTGACGGCCTCGGCCTCCCGGTTGACGGCCTTGCGCAGAACGTCAGACACGGTCCCGCCCCACGTCACGCACAGGACGTTCAGATCCTTGCGCATCTGGTCGTCGATGCGCGCAGACGCCTGTCTGCCCAGCTTGGGGAGGTCATGCACCACTGTTCAACACCTCCGGGTCGATCAGGTCCGCGGCATCGCTCTTGCCGCTCTCCCAGCGCTCTTCGATGAAGGGGGGTCCGTTCCAGGCCCGCTGCTTCTCCGCCAGCTCATGGGCGTAGGCGTCGATGGCGCGATCTGCCGCCTGTTCGGACAGGCCCATCAGGACGAGGCGACCCTTCAGGCCACGCCTGGCGCTGTCGTCTGCGCTCATCCCTGCTCCTCCGGGGGGATCAGCTCCACCTCGCCCTGAAGGCGAGCGGGAAGGTCCGGAGCCGGGGGCACGACCCCGGCCGTGGCGGCCCAGCCGTTGGTCACGACCGGCTCAGTGGGCTTCTCGGGGAAGTTCGCGAAGTACGGCACCGGGGCGTCCGGGTCCACCGGCGCAGGGTGCGCCATCTGAGCCACCTCCAGGCCCACTCCGGGCCAGCGCTCGGGCAGCGGGGGCTTGCCCTGCTCCTCCACGAAGCGCACGATCAGCTTCATCTTGGCGAGCAGCTCCTCTTCCGAGTCGCTCGGGCTCAGGGCCCAGATGGCCTCCATGGCCTCGGAGGCCCAGGAGAAGCGCACCGTGCCCTTAGTCGTCAGCTTGAGCATCGCTCTCCTTCAGGTCGTTGCGGGCGCAGTCGGCATCCCCTGCGGGGCAGGGGCAGGAGCCGCCAGGGGCGCAGGGGTCCAAGGGCTGGTCAGCCATTGCTCTCCTTGTTGATCACGGGCGCCACGCTGACGATCCCCGCTACAGGCCCCAGGTGGTGCTGGATGACGAGGGCCCCGTCCGCGGCCCTCACGGTGGCGTCACCAGAAAGGGCCACCTCGTAGAGGTGGCCCGAGACGGAGTAGGCGACGACGTACGGCGGACGCCGTTCGGGCT